CCGTCCACGTGTCGGTGATGTTGTCCCAAATGTTGCGGTCGACTTGCATTTTACACTCCGTTCCTATGTCGGCGCGCAGCGGAAACTACTCGCCGGTGGTTCAATTTTCCTGCGTTACGTCACGCCCATTACGTCAAGCTCACCTGGCCGCCCACGAAGGCCGTGGCCTGGCCGGTCTCGATGACCCACACGTTGCCCACCACCTCGGGGCCGTAGGCGACCTCCTTGGGCGGGCCGACGAGCCACGCGCCGGGCGCCGTGACGATGAACGAGCCGTTGATGTTCTTCACCATCGCTGGCACCACCACGCCGTTGGGCGCGGCGTCGTCGGCGAGGTGGAAGGCCATGAGCACGTCGTTGCTCAAGCTCGTCTGCAGCAGCTCGACGGTGATTTGCAGCGTCTGGTCCTGGTTCTTGGACCGCGCCACCTCGCCGTCGATGCCCACCGTCTTCTTGAAACGCTCGGGCAGGCTGACCTTCACCCGACTGCCCGGCACCATGCCCTCGATTCGCGCGCCGCCGAAGATGACGGCGACGAGGGCCGGGTCGTATGCTGAAAGTTTGGCTCCCATCGTATCTCCTTACCGTGCGCCCGCGGGCGCCCTTAGACGGACACCGTGCCGCTGATGACGAGGTTGTGGATGGCACCAGCGAGCGTGCCGGTGAAGAAGACGTCGGGCAGGATGCGCGCGCCCTTGTTCACCGTGTCCACGTCGGCAGCCTTGGGCACCGTGACGGTGAATTGTGGCGACGCTGCCAGGCCGCCCACCTGCACGCCGCGCTGGAGAACGGAGCGGATGGCCGACTCGATTTGGGCGATGCCCGGGTCGGTGAACGGCACCTTGCTCGTCTGCGTGAGCACAGCGAAGATGGCCTCCTGCATGCGGGCGTAGAGCCAGTCGACGAAGCGGATGACGTCCATGAACTCGCCTTGGCAGGTCTTGCCTTCCTCGACGATGTTGACGCCAGCCACGTTGATGTAGAAGTTCGTGTTCTTGGCGCGCAGCTGCGCGAGCTGCGAGTCGGTGAGCTTGGTGGCGCCGACGCCAGCGAGCGTCTTGAACTTGACCGTCTCGCTGCCGGGCTGGAACGGCAACCACATGCCGAGCAGCGCGGCGTCGTCGTGGTCCATGTGCCCGTCGTTCCAGAACAGCGCGCTACGCGTGTAGCCCTGGTTCTTCATGTAGCTCGAGAGGTCGCTGGAGCCGGACACGATTTGGTCCTGGTTCATGCAGCCGCCGACGAAGAACTTGCGGCGCGTTTGCACCCAGCCGCCCTCGGCCTTCACCTCGTCCTCACCCTTGCTAGTGCCCATGAAGCCGTACCAGTCGGCGTCCTCCAGCTCGATGTTATTCAGGTCCGTGGCGATGCCTGCGTCGGCGGTGCTGTCCTTCCACGTGCTGAAGGCCGAGTTGACTTCCTGCACCTTGAACTTGGGCCCGGTGGTGGGGCCGGTGATGCGGACGTAGGTGTTGCTTCCGCTCGCAGCGGCCGTGAGCCCGGCGGCGGAGTAGCCATTGAGCGCCGCGATGGCGGCGGACAAGCCGTTGACGATTTCGGCCGCGTTGGCCGTGGCACTCGAGACGTAAGTCACCGTCTGCAGCGAGCCGCCGGTGATGGCCATCTTGAACTGGTACGTCGTGCTGACGGCCGTGGCCGGCGTGAGGTCGAACTGTTGAGCGCTGGGCAGCGTGCGCCGGCCGATTTTGACCTGCGTTGGGCGCGGGTTTTGTGCCATCATTTGCGACGCGGCGACGTAGGCCGGGTCCGTGGTGGCGAAGCCGTCAGCCGCCATAGCCGCGGGCGAGCTGTACGCGCGCACGCGCACGTCGCTGTAGCGCGTGTGGTAGTCGCACACGAGCGGCGTGCCGAAACCAGCCTGCGTGATGGTGCTCGACTCGATGGTGATGGACAGGTTGATGATGTCGTCTAGCCCAGCCATGCGTCAGTCTCCTGTGACGGTGATGTCGCCGCCCTCGTCCGGTTTCGCCCCGCCTTCGATGGTGCCGCTCGCCTGCACCGTGTCGATGGGTCCGACGGTGAAGGCCGAACTTACGTTCACCGCGATGTTCAAATTCAGCGTGAAGGAGGTGCGGCTGACTGGATGGTTCCCGTCTTCGACTGCGTCGAGGGGCCGCGCTCCGGAGAATGTTGCCACGGCAACGCCCACCGGCGCAAGCCACTTGGAGGCGATGTCGGGCATGTCGAGCGCAATCATCAGCGCGTCGGCGAAGCTCGCGCTGTTGGAATCAGCGCGCAGGTCGTCGGTGATGCACTGCACGTCGACGAGCCCGGTGCGCGAGGCGTAGTAGCTCTTCTCCACCTTGCCAGTCTGCGCGTTGAACTCCTCGACGTAGCAACTATCGGCAACGTTGTCCCACGAGAGCCATTGCATGCGCACGTAAGGGCGGTTGGGCTGCGCGCCCTTGCCGAAGGCCCACACCGTCTCAAGACCGGTGGCCTCCTTGACGACGGACTTGAGCGCGTTCTCTATGGCGCGCCATTGCATGCCAGCGGGTATCATTTGGCCACCATGAAGCCGTGCTCGACGGGCTCATAGCCGGGCCCGAGCATGTGCAGGTCAATCCACGACTGGCACGCCTCGCGCGTGGGGAACTGCTTCGCCTCGTTCGAGTCGGTCGTCGCCGTGCGCGGCGCGACGGCGTAGAGGATGTAGGGCTGCTTGACCTTGTACTCGGCCAAGAAGACATAGCGGTTGGTGGGGCTCATTGGTCCACCGCCGTGCAGAGCGCCTTCCAGTAGCCACCGTCGGTCGAGCGGTCCCAGAAGTCGTAGACCTCATACTCGCTGCCGTTCCACACGATGCGGTCGGGGTCGGTCCCATCCGCGCGCTTGACCGGCTTAATTTGCGAATTGCTCCACACGTTTATCATGCGCTTGCTGCGCACGGCCTCGGGGAGCGACTGGTTTTCGTCGGTGTAGCTCTGCACCGTCGCGTAGAGCAGCACGTCGTCGGTGGGCGCGGCGACAGAGCGCCCGTCGACGAATTGGCCGCCGATGCTTGCGCGCTTGAGCATGACCTGCGCGCGCAGGCCGAGGCGCAGCACGGCGCCAGTCACGTCAATGTTGGCAACGGTGCTGCTCACGCGTCCCTCGCGGCGCGGCTGCCCTTGCGGACGGTGCCCTCGTACTTCATCTTGATGCTCGCGTAGAGCGAGCCCGTGGCGTAGAGCGCCACGTGCGGGCGCGGGTAGCCGTGGCGGCGCTTGGCCTCCACGGTGTCGGCCGCGAGCGGCGGCGGGATGCTGCGCAACAGCGCCGCTTGCACGTCGGCGAGCATCTCGAGCCCGAGCGGCGTGATGGCTTGGCGCAGGTTGGCCACCTCGCCCTTGACGTACTTGCGCATGAGCGAGGCGCCGAGCGCCTTGTACTTCTGCCGGTTGGCGTGCAGCGGCGCGCGGATGAAGCTACGCGCCGGCACGGTCTCTGTCCCGAACTCGTGTATCGACGCGAGCTGCGCGTTGGTCAGGCCGCTCGCCGGGTCCTTGCGTTGGTTGTCCTCTTCGTGCACGCCCACGCTGACAGTGGCCTTGCCCGCCTCGATGCGCCTCACAAGCTCGTCGAGCTTGCTGGAGCCGCCCGTGAGCTTGAAGGTGCCGGCCACGGCTAGAGCCCGCCGCCTTCGTCGAACGGCGGCGACGTCTTGGCGTTGGCGCGCGGGTTGTTGAACTGGTCGCGATCGAACGCCGGTTGCACTTGGCTATTGTCCTCGCGCGCCTGCTCCATCGCCGCGACGTCGACTCCGCCGAACGTGGGCTGCACGCCCGCGGCCATGCGCTGTTCGAGGCGCGCGGCGAGGTCGGCGAAGTGCGTGGCGAGGTCACCGGCTTGCTCGCTCACGTCGCCGACGCTGACGCTCGCCTTGCTGGCGAACTTGGCCTGCAGGCCCAACGCCGCGTACATCGCGGCGATGAGGCCTGGGCCGTAGTTGTCGATGTAGTACTGGCACTCCGCGTCGCTGAGGAACTGGTTCGACGTGTTGGTGTCACCTACGAGCAGGTGCACCTCGTCCTTCGTGCCGGGTTGCGGGTTGCCACCGTAGGGCATGCGTTACGCCCGCGCCGCCTTGGGCGCCTTGGCTTCTTTTTGGATTTTCGGCTTGGCGGACGGACGGCGCGCGGCGGACACGGGCTTGACGAGCACCTTGTCCTGCGCCTCGTCGTCGGCGTCGTCGTCCTTGGGGCCGCCCACGCTCGCGTGGTCCGGCAGGCCCTTGGGCGGCTTGACGCCCGGGTGCGGCGGCTGC